AGAACACAACGGCGGATAGCAATACAGCAGTTGGACATAATGCTTTATTAGCAAACACAACTGGAACTCTTAACGTGGCAGTCGGCTCTAGTGCTTTAGCAGCAAACACGACAGCTAATTCAAACACAGCCATAGGAGATATTGCACTTACTACAAACACTACAGGAGCATCAAACGTAGCAATTGGAAGAAATGCTCTTGGTGCAAATACGACTGCTTCAAATAACGTAGCAGTTGGGCATGGTGCAGCAGAATCTAATACAACAGGTACTTCAAACACAGCAGTTGGTTATCAAGCTTTAGATTCAAATACGACAGGAGATTACAACACAGCAATTGGTAGAGACGCTTTAAAAGAAAATACTACAGCATCAAACAATACTGCAATAGGTACAAGTTCTCTTGATGCAAACACAACAGGAGACCATAACGTAGGAATTGGTGCAGGAACTCTTGGCGCTTTAACCACAGCCACAAATAACGTAGCTATTGGTAGAGATGCTCTAACTTTATCAAATGCGTCAGAAAATGTTTCAATCGGTGCGTATTCACTAGACGCTAATACCACAGGAGGAAACCTTGTCGCAGTCGGATATAATGTTTTAGGAGCAAATACTACAGGTGGTCAAAACACGGCTGTAGGACATACTGCATTAGATGCAAATACTACAGCATCAGATAACACAGCATTTGGCTATGGTGCTTTAGGAGCGAACACCACAGGAGATGAGAACGTAGCAATCGGAAAAGGTGCTTTACAGGCACAAACTACAGCAGAAGATAACACAGCAGTTGGTACTTTAGCTTTAGCCTCAACAAACAGTACTAGAAACTTAGGAGTTGGCTATAGAGCACTTACTGCTCAAAGTGGTACTTCTGACAATATAGCTATTGGATATGATGCTTTAGTTAGACAAACCACAGGTGCAAATGGAAACTTAGCAATAGGTAATTATGCAGGTAGAGCAGTTGTATCTTCTGCCAGTACATCACAACTTATAGCTATTGGACATACTGTGGCTTCAGACTCTTCTGGAGCATTAGCTGGTTATCAAAATGTATTTATAGGTTATAACATAGCATCTAGTTCAAGTTTGGCTGGAGCATTTCAAAATACTGCTGTTGGAGGCAGTACACTTACAGCTTTAACTACTGGTGATGGTAATTCGGTTTTCGGACAAGGTGCTGGAAATTCAATTACGACAGGAGGTACAAATACTTGCATAGGTCGTGATGCTGGAACAGACGTAACTACAGGTGGAAATAATTTCTTTATAGGATATAACACAGGAACAACAGGCAGTCCTGGTGGTTCTGTAGGTACTGGTAATAATGAAGGTGTACTTGGTAATTCTGATGTAAGTAAAATTAACGTACAGGTTTCTTTAACAGTAGCTTCTGATAAAAGAGATAAAACAGATATTGAACCATCAAAACTAGGTTTAGAGTTTATTAATCAATTAGAACCTGTAACATATCGTTGGGATAAAAGGCATAAGTATCTAAGCGGAGACGCAGATTTAGACGATATAGTACATGACGGAACACATAAAGAAGATTGGTTAGACATAGGTTTATTAGCACAAGACGTAGAAAAGATTGAAGCTAAGTATGGGTACAACATAGCAGATAAAACTAACTTAACTACAAGTCTCACAAGTGATGGTAAAAAATATGGATTACAGTATGAAAAGTTTGTACCAATTTTAATTAAAGCTGTAAAAGAACTTTCTTCAAAGGTTGAAGAACTAGAAAATAAACTTAATAATAAGGAGTAAAAAATGGCAGTAAGCAAAGCAATATCAAAATGTGTTCCGTTTGTTAACAGCAACAGCAAAGTTGATAAATGGGATATAACTATGAAATATGAAAACGATAGTGAAGGTGATGCAACTTATTACACATCTGAATTTAATACACAAGTTAATCAAAAAGATTACGATTCAGAGGGTAATGTAACATCAACTAATTTTGCGTTAAAAGGCAAAGGCAGTTGGAGTAATGCAGATTTAGTAGCAATATGCCCTGTTTCACATTGGGACACAGTATTTGCACAACAAGTAGATTCAGTTATTACGAATCCACCAGCAGTAAGCACAGCAGACAACGACTTTAACGTACCTAGTTAATGGCAGAAGTAGTAGTACATAGTATGCCTAGTGTTTTTGTTATGGAAACACAAATGCCAGAAGGTATGGTTGATGATTTAAATGAATATCTTGATGAATACGTTGAAGATAAAAATAAAAAGTCATTAGCTGATACTTTGGTTGGACAAATAACACAAGGCGAACAGTTATTGATGGATAGCGAAGATTCAAGATTAAAAGAATACAATCAATTGATAAGTTCGTTAGGAGCAGATTATATAAATTTCTTTTCACAACAAACAGGCTCAAGATTAAAAGCACCTAAAGCAGTAGCTATAGACGAAACTTGGTCAGTACACAGTTACGAAGGAGACTATAACCCTATGCACGATCATGGTACTAAAACCATAATGGGTGTATCTACAACTGCTTGGACAAAAGTGCCACAACAAATACTAGACCAACCAACAGCTGGCGATGGTAATTATTCTTTATATAATGCGTCTGGTGATTGTGATGGATACATAGCTTTTAATTATGGGTTGAATCAATTAATGGACACAGAAAGATTGAGACCACCTCAATCTTTTGTTATGCAACCAGAGGTAGGGAAGTTGTTGGTTTTCCCTTCATGGTTGCAACACATGGTATATCCTTTCAAGGGAGAAGGCGAAAGAAGAACTGTCGCTTCCAACCTTAATTGTTGGGATGTATCTCAAGAACCAACACAAAAAGAAGAAGAAGGAGAATAATATGTTAGACACAATACTAACAATCATTCAATTGGCACCTTGGGTTATTTCTGGAGCATCATTAATTTGTGCTTTAACACCTACACCCAAAGACGATCAAATAGTAGGCAAAATTTATAAACTAATTGATTGGTGTGCAATCAACGTAGGTAAGGCGAAAGAAAAATGAGTATTTTACCTAAATCGTATCACAGCTTTATCACTAAATTTTGGCAAAAAGTAAGAGGAGTTGAAAAAAAGACTGTTCGAGCAAGAACCAAAAAAGGTAGGTTTGTTGCTGATGATAAATCTACACCTAACGTGAATGAAGCATACACAACAGTTGAAGTTAAGAAAAAACGTAAAAAAGTAAAAACTGCTAAGAAAAAATGAGTGATAGAGACCCGACAGGAAGATTTGGAGGGGACATGGACAGAAACGAAGTTGAGATGGATCTCAATAAGTTCATGGACATGATAAGAGAAATATCTGATCTTAAAGACAAAATAAGAGATTTAGAATCAGATGTAAATGTAAATCCGCATCAAAAATGGATACATTTAGCAAAAGCAGTTGATTCCTGGAGAATTTTTCCAAGAATGTTTTTAACAGTTTATATAGTTTTATTGTATAAATGCACTATATGGTTTATGGCGTTGCCTCAGCCTTCTTTTGAACAGTCAGGTTTAATATCGATAGTTGTTGGTGCAGGTGCAGCTTGGTTTGGGTTATATGCAGGAACAACTAACTCAAGCAAAGGTTTTAAAGGTGAGGATAAATAATGTATAAAAAATATTATGCATTAATTTTTGGGGTAACATTTTTTGTTGCCAATGTTTATGCTGATGCACCTGATCAGACAGGAACAGGTTGTGCTAATGGTACGCAGTATTGTGAAAATAATAATTTGAATACCACAAACTCCACGACTACAAACAACACGAATACAAACACGAACACGAACACGAATACAAACACGAACACGAACACGAACACTACGACTGCAACAAATACGAATACGTCTACCTCAACTGCAACCAACTCGAACACAAACGTAAATACTTCGACAGCTACGAACACAAATGTAAACACAACAACAGCTAATTCAACAGCTACAACAAACAATACAAACGCAAACACTAATGTTAATACTTCGACATCAACATCTGAATCGACAGTAAATTCAACAGTAGATCAAACTGTTACCAACAACACGACTACAAATAATACTAATAATTCAACTTCTACAAGCAATAACACAAACATCAACAAAAACGAAAGCAAGTCTGAATCAAACGTACAAACAAACAACATAAACCAAAACAACAATAACACTACATCTGACAATACAAATAGAAACATTAATCAGAGTAAATCAGAGCAGACTATTAACCAAAATATTAAAACCGAAGCACCACCAGCTTCTGCTATTGCTCCTTCGATCATGAGTTATAGTCAAGACCTTTGTACTACTGGTGTTTCAGGTGCATTTCAAGGTCAAGTGTTTGGTTTGTCAGGTGGGCGAACAATAAAAGATGAAAATTGTGAAAGACTTAAACTTAGCAAATACATATATGATATGGGCATGAAAGTGGCTGCTGTGTCTATACTTTGCCAAGACACTAGAGTATTTCAAGCTATGGAAATGGCAGGAACTCCTTGTCCTTACATGGGCAAAATAGGTAAAGAAGCCTCAGAAGGATGGAATAATAACCCAGCACAAAGACCTGATGCCAAAGAATACAAAGCTAATTGGATAGCAAACTGTAAGAAAGGGTTAAACCCGAATGACACAGGTTACAACAGAGATGTCGTAAGTGGTGTAAGAAAGGTTTTTACTAAGAAGAAAAAATCTACTAAACAGTGTAAAAAAGAATGGAACAATGCCACATAAAGATGAATGGCAAATTTGGTGTTTTGTAGGTAGTTTAATTTTATCCATATTTTTTTCGTTAGGAGTTAATCAACTTAAAGCTGAATATATTTACGAAGCTAATCAATCTTTATATCATTTACAAACAAATGCTAATAATTTTGAAGGAGAGTTAGCTTACTCAGTTTCAGATGACGGAGTTTCTCCAGCAATAGATTTATCTTTTAATTTTACTTTTTATGGGCAAACTTTTAGTCAAGCAAGAATGGCAACTAATGGTTGTTTACATTTTAAAACTACTGGTTCTTATTGTAATGATTACACACCAGACCCATTAACAGGACAACATACTTATACTTTATATCCTTTTTGGACAGACTTAATTAGAGACAACAACTCAAGAATAAAGTCTTGGGGTGATTCTTCTAAAATGATTTTTGGTTGGTATGATTTAAGAGAATACAACAGAAGCAATACAGACAACAGTTTTGAGATAATTCTATGGCCAAACAATACTTTTGAGTACAGGTATAGTGGGTTAAACGTAATCAACCATGACGTACTAATTGGAGAAATAGGTAGTGGAACGTCAGAAAGTTACACTTATTTATACCATGATGAGTGTAGCACAGGCACAACCAATTCTAATTCATGTGTAAACACTAATTGGAACAACACTACATTTAACACATTATTAGAAAATGGTGGCAGTTTATATGGAGAAGGTTCAGGTAATGCTATAGATTGTAGTAATGCTTTAAACAATGAGTCTTGTTCTGGATATGCAGCAGCATATTTAACTCAACAATGCAATCTTACTCAACTTTACAGTGAATCTTGTCCTTATTATTGGTCAGCTTATGATGACCAGCAATGTGACGAAGATCCTCAATACGCACCTTTTTGTGCTGGTTACACACAAGAAGCATCTGTTGCGTACTATATTGAAGAAGAGTTTGATTATGGTTATCAAGATGATATGCAAAATGGTAACTTTAGCTTTAATGATGACTTTGGGTATGAAGAAGATGTTTTTACTTACATAGAAGAGTTTGAAGTAAACGAACAACCATTAATATTTGAGTTTGAAGAAGGTTTGATAGAATTTGATTTTGAAGAAACTTTTGCTGGAGACTTTGATCCATTACCAGATTTTAACGTAATAGATGATGTTTATGATATACAGATATTTGAAGAACCACAGCATTTGTTTTCTTATGATGAATTTGATAGAAATGATGTAATTACAATTAACCCAAGTGAGGAACTTATAGAAGAATTTATATTACAAGAAACTGTTTTAGTAGAAGATTTTGAACAGATTAATACTTTTATAGAATTTGAAAGCATTGAAGAACTTGATGAATGGTTTGAAGAAGAAGTAAGGGAAGAGTTAGCTGAAGAGCGTAACGAAGAAACTGAAGAAGAACTTTATGCTGAAGAAGAAGTGTTTGAGGAAGAAGTAGTAGAAGAGGTGTTTGAAGAAATAGAAGAACAGTTTGCAGAAGAAAGAGTTGCGGTAGAGGAAAGGGAAGAAGAAATTATTGAAGAAGAACTAGAGTTAATTGCAGAAGAAAGCACATCAAGAAGTGGAATAACTTCAACTATGCTAAATGTTGTTGGGCAATCTATAAGAACTGCGTCTAACAGCAATGCTTCTAGCAATTCTTCTACAGGATATTCAGGTGGATCAAATAATAATGGCACTAACAGTATAAATAGTGGATCTGTTAATTCTTCTGTCACAGGTGGCGGAATAAGCACAAGCAGTTCACCAAGCATGTCTGATCAAATAGCTTCTGCTAATGTGCAAACAAACACTATTTTATCTTTAAGTCAGGACACTAGCAGTATGTCAGGAGGCAGTTCACAAACAGTTAGTAGTGTATCTACAGTTATAACACCTATGCCAACATTTGATAACAACCCACAAGTAGTTATGGCAGATGTTCAAGTTCAAAATATGCAAGGCGAAATAGATACAGCAGTATCAGGTGTAATGACAGCAAGTGAAGCAGACCAAATAGCTGATGAAATTATTGCTAATAATATAAAAGAACAACAAGAGCAAGCAGAAACAGAACAACAAGAAACAGGTGAGTATGCAGATCAATCAACATTAATTGCTTATTTAGGGTATGTACCAGCTTTTGAAGTTTATAAAACTTACGAAATACCAAAACAAGAGACTTGGTATCAGCCTAAAGATATTTATAAAAATGTAACAATAAGCGATAATATTAGTGCTTTTTATACTCTGGCAGGTAATAATATCAGTTTAATGAACAGCATGGTAGGACAACAACCTAATTTATAGGAGAATAATATGGATTGGTTTCAAAATAAAACAACTCAAATAATTGCTTTAGTTTCAATTATAGGTACTCTAGCAGGCTTTGGTTACACAGGAGCCACTTACGTTAATCGTTTAGAGAATTTAGAAAATAAAATAGGTGGTTTAGGCGAGACAGAAGATGCACAGCAAGCTATTGAAGAGCGTTTTGCTAGTATAGAAACTTCTGTTGAATATTTAGAAAAACAAATAAATAGTATAAAAATACCAGACAACAGCGATACACAAGCAAGTGTGGCTGCATTAACGAACGATGTAGAAAGAATCTGGATTGAGTTAGATAAACTAGAAAATAGCAAAAACCCTTTAGCAAATTAATGGCGACTAAAAAAGCAACAGCACAAGACGTAGCTAATGATTTAGCAAAACATGAAGTACAGTGCACAGAACGCTGGAAAACAGCATTCAATAGATTTGACACAATCGACAACAACATACTTAATGTGACGTTAAACCTTGAACAACAAGCAAAGGAAACTAAAAACCTATTGATAGGCACACTAGCGTTTCTTGCAACTACTTTTGTGTCTATTGGTATAACAGTAATAAGTAACTGGGTATGAGTAAAGTTTTGTTTGGCGTTATAGGTGTTCTTTTAATATTCAGTTATTTTTTATGGAGTGAGAACGCAAAGTTATCTGCGTTAAATCAAGCATTTGAACTCAGAGACCAAGAGCAAAAAGCTGCAATAGAGTCGTTACAAAATGATTTTAAATTACAAACAGAAGGATTATTGACCATACAGTCTAGAAATCAAGAAATAGAAGCTGAAATGAACAGGTATCTTGATATATTTAAAAGACATGATTTAACCAAACTTGCAGCAGCAAAACCTGGATTATTGGAACCAAGAGTAAACAAAGGAACTAAAAATGTATTTAACAGCATTGAAGAAGACAGTCGCAACATTGACGATCTTGATGATGGTCTCCAGTTGCAGTCTAATCCCCAGTAGACAACAAGTCGATATCATAACTAAACCAATAGAAAGACAGATTGTGCAACCAATCATGCCCAGAGAAATAGACTTAAAAGAGCCATACTGGTATGTTGTTTCTGATAAAAATATAGACGAGTTTTTAGCTAGAGTAGAAAAAGAACATGGTCAACTTGTGTTTTTAGCTATGTCCGTACCTGATTACGAAATAATGGCTTACAATATGCAAGAGTTAAAACGCTATATAAATGAATTAAAAGAAGTAGTAGTATATTACAGGAAAGTTACAGTTCCTAATAAAGAGGGGGAAAAATGAATATTTCGAAAGAAGGCACTGCGTTAATTAAAAAATTTGAGGGTTGTGAACTGGAAGCGTATCAAGATTCTGTAGGTGTTTGGACTATAGGATATGGGCACACTAAAGACGTCAAAGAAGGCGACAGAATAAATCAAGATGAAGCAGAATATTTATTAGAAGAAGAGATGCCTGAATACGAAGGATATATAAATACTTTAGTAGAGGTTCCTTTAGAACAATGTCAGTTTGATGCTTTAGTTTGTTGGGTTTATAATCTTGGACCAACAAATTTAAAAGAATCTACTTTATTAGCATGTCTTAATGCTGGAAAATATACTGATATTCCTGCTCAAATAAAACGTTGGAATAAAGCAGGTGGTAAAGTTTTGCAAGGTTTAATTAGAAGAAGAGAAGCAGAAGCATTACTTTTTCAGGGTAAAAATTGGGAGGAAGTGTAATGCCTTTAGCTAAATTTGTGTTACGACCTGGAATAGACAGAGAAGGTACATCTTACGATAATGAAGGAGGATGGTTTGATAGTAATTTAGTTCGCTTTAATAGAGGTAGACCACAAAAAATAGGAGGATGGCGAAAAGATAGTTCATCTACTTTTGTAGGAACTTGTCGTGCTTTACATGGCTGGGTAGACTTAGAAGGCACAAGGTATTTAGGTTTAGGAACAACAAACAAATATTATCTTGAAGAAAATAATTCTGAATACACTGATATAACACCTATTCGTAAAACCTCAACAAACAGTATTACGTTTTCAGCTACAAATGGTTCATCTACAATAACAGCAACAGATTCAAGTCATGGCGCAGTTATAGGAGATTTTGTAACCATATCAGGAGCAGTTAGCTTAGGAGGAAACGTGACAGCAGCTGTTTTAAATCAAGAATATCAAATATTAACAGTTCCTACTGCAAACACCTACACGTTCACTGCTAAAGATACTTCTGACGCCACAGTTACGGCGAATGCGAGTGACTCAGGTAATGGTGGTTCAGGAGTTGATGGTTCATACCAGATTAATTCTGGTCTTGATGTATATGTAGCTTCCACAGGTTGGGGTGCTGGACTTTGGGGTAATGGTACTTGGGGATCAAGTTCAGCGTTGACCTCTAATAACCAACTTAGATTATGGAGCCACGATCATTTTGGTGAAGATTTGCTTATGAATGTTAGAGCAGGTGGTGTGTATTATTGGGATGAAAGTAGTGGCACTTCATCACGAGCAGTTGCCTTATCCGAAATTAGTGGAGCAAATTTAGCACCAACTGTAGGTTTGCAAGTATTGGTTTCAGAAACAGATAGACATGTAATTGTTTTAGGTGCTGACCCTGTGTCAGGAGGTAGTAGGAGTGGTTCAGTTGATCCTATGTTAATAGCGTTTAGTGACCAAGAAAATGCTGCTGAATGGGAATCGTTAACAACAAACACAGCAGGAAGTTTACGTTTATCTGAGGGCAGTATGATTATTGGTGGTCTTAAAGCAAGACAAGAAATTCTTATTTGGACAGATACTTCGTTGTACAGTATGCAATTTATTGGACCACCATACACGTTTGGTCTTAATCTACTGAACAAAGGTTCTGGTTTAATTTCGCCTAATGGTGCTATTAATGCTGCACCTGGAGTTTTCTGGATGAGTACAGATAATTTTTATGTTTACAATGGAAGTGTACAAAAGTTACCTTGTAGTGTGCATAGTTATGTGTTTGACGACATTACTTTAGGACAAGCACACAAAACATTTGCTTTTAGTAATGCTCAGTTTGATGAAATAGGTTGGTTTTACTGTTCTTCTAGCAGCACAGAGATAGATCGTTATGTCTGTTACGATTATGCTGACAATGTTTGGACTTATGGAAATTTAAGCAGAACAGCATGGTTAGACCAAGGTATAGTGAACTACCCTAGAGCAACAGCTAATAACTATCTGTACGAGCACGAGTTTGGTTACAACGATGATGGTAGTCCTATGACTAATGTGTACATAGAAAGTTCTGACATAGACATAGGAGAAGGAGAAGAGTTTTCTTTTATAAGCAAATTAATTCCTGATGTACGTTTTTTAAACAATAGTTCAGGTGGGCAAGTTAATTTTGTATTAAAGACAAGGGATTATCCAGGAGACTCGTTATCGACTAAAAGCACTAATGCTCTTACGAGCACAACACAGAAAAAAGATATGCGAGCAAGAGCAAGGCAAGCAGTTATACGTTTTGAGTCTGACGATGACGATACAACTGCTAACGACGATGTCGGTTGGCGTATAGGTGCTACTAGATTAGAGATAAGAGGTGATGGCAGACGATGAGTAAATTACTGACTACTCGTTTACCTTTAGCATCAAGTTCAGAGATAACTTCTGATTTATATAACAGATTAGTTCGTGTACTTGAAATAGATTTAGGAGAGTTTGATCCTGACAACACTAGACAAATCTCAACAGCTGAGCGAGACACTTTATCTTTTAATGTAGGAAGTATTATATGGAATGCTGATATTGGTGCTCTTCAAGTTTATAAAGGATTATATTGGGAAAGTATCAGCACTCCAACTAATTCCCAAGGTTTTGAAGCTATATCCTCTATTGGTTCTGTTACTGTTCAAGTAGGAGTTAATTCAGCAAAATCTACGTCTATAAAAGTATAAGGAGAAAAAAATGGAACCATTTTACTACAACTGTACATTAGTTCGAGTTATAGATGGAGACACGATCGATGTAGACATAGACTTAGGATTTGATGTAATATTATCTAAACAACGTGTGCGGTTAGCTGGTATAGATACACCAGAATCTAGAACTAGAAACCTAGCAGAGAAAGCACTAGGTTTACAAGCAAAAGAAAGATTAATCGAACTATGTGGTAAAAAGCTTCAAATTAAATCTTTAGGAAAAGGCAAGTATGGCAGGATTTTAGGGATACCACATACAATAGACGGAGAGGATATTTGCTCCATGCTTATTAACGAAGGGCATGCTGTAGAATATTGGGGTGGTGCTAAAACTAAGGTCTGGGGATAAAAAACGGAGTCCATAAATCGCCTCCACGGACTTTTCTTACATTAACTAAGGGTAACGTACCCCTCTAAACAGAGTCTTTTGCTATAAGTCTACCTGTTTTAATCAGGTACTTTATATCTCCAACTGTTAGGTCTTGTACATTTTCTATTAGATACTTAGCTTTTACAGGACTAAATCGACCTAACTCTGTGTGCCCTTTTACATCTTGTACCACATCTTGTATCTCGCGTAAAATCCATTCGACTCTAGTAGTCTTGCCTTTTGTGTAATATGTACTAGATCTACCCATAGGTACTCGCACTGAAGTGTTTTCTAAAAAATCGTAGTCTTTAGGTTTTTTTACATTAGTAAGGTTAATAGATAGACGATTACATTGTTTTTCATACTTGTTACCCTGTAATGATTTAAACTCTATGTTTCTTTCCCTTAGTTCTGCACTTAACTCTTTGTATGTAGGTTTGTCTGGGTGAAAGTTTTTTAGTAAAACACAAAACGTTGATACAAACCTAGCACCGTGTTGACAGTTAGGTTCTAACAGATGGGCATATTCGTGAAGTACAACAGACCAACATCTTGCCCAAGATCTAGGTATGGTAATAACTTTGCCAAAACTTTCAGCAGTTGCTTTTTGGTTTCTCCTGTTGGTAAACCTAACAATAGTTTTATGTCTAAGTTTTAGCTTAGTGTCTAATTGTTTGACTATATGTAAAACTTGAGCATCATCCAGTTCGTTTTTATTTTTACCACTCCAACTTGCTGCATTTTCCCAAGCATACACTTTAGATCTTTGTTTATCTCTCATAATATTATCCTTTCTTGTTTCTTAATACACTCATCATACTCTTTTGTACAATAAAGTAAAGGACTTTTTTATTTCAATGTTTTTTATTTATTATTCTGGAGTTTTTAAGTATGATAAGAGTACAGTTAGACACTGCAGCTTTTCAGGTACAGCAAATTGCCTGCTTAATTACGAAAAAACATATATTTGGAGGATATTATGCCTGGATTGAGAAGTAGAAGAGAAACAATTAGAGCAGGAAAAGACTGGTCTAAAGGTCAATACGCAGAAGAGAAAAAGAACAAAAAATCTAAGAAGAAAAAGTAATGCCAAACATGATCCCAAGACAAGGGATAGCAGGTGCTGCTGAGTATCTTGCTGCTCAAGGTCGTAATGGTGACACAATGTTGTCGCATTTAACAGCTGGTGAAACTATTATTCCCCAAGAGATTTTAGACAAAAATCCTAATTTACGAAAAGATTTACAAAACGCTTTTGAGTACGAAAACGTGCCTATGGATCAATATGTTGTTGGTTCTGGTGTTATGTCTATTAACCCTGAAACAGGACTGCCTGAGTTCGGTTGGTTAAGTAAAACTTGGAAAAGCGTAAGAAAAACAGTTAAAAAAGCTGGTCCAGTTATAGGTGCTATAGTTGGTGGCATGATTGGTGGTCCAATTGGTGCTTCTATAGGTGCAGGAATTGGTACTAAAACTTCTGCTATGCCAAAAGAGCACATACTTAGGAATATGGCAATTGCTTATGGTGGTGCTAATGTATTACAAGGAGCAGGTGTTGGTGGAGCAACAAGTGCAGCAAGAGCTGCTGCAAGTTCTGCTGGTGGCTGGAGCAATCCTTTTGCTGCAGCTTACGATGGCATAGGAGCATTTTTTAAAGGTGCTAATTGGTCACCAATGAGCGTTGGTGACACAACAGGTATTGGTGGATTTTTTCAAGATATTGGTGGTGGCATTAGTCGAAGCATGGGATTTGGTGGTACACAGACATTAGTTGATGCAGGATTAACAGGAGCAGAAGCACAAAAAGTATCAGCATTGATGCAGAATGGTGTTGACGCAGTTACTGCTGCTAAATCTGTAGGAGTAACAAACGCAACAGTTTTAGGTAATTTAGCAAACGCTGGTCCAGGATTAATGAACAGTTTTGGTACAGCGTATGCAGGATTAAATCCTTTAGAACGATGGGCGACAGGAACAGTAACAGATATAGCAATGGGTCTTAACCAAGAACAAGGTGGCTATGGTATTGATGGTGGAGGAGCATCAGCATACATGACTAGAGGATTAACTTCTGGTGGAGCAATACCTATGCAGAATGTACCAGGAACTGGGATTGCTTCAGTCGGTACTCCACAAATAGGCAGTAATATAAACAACAGATCTTTTCAACAAGGTATAAATGCTCCAGCATCTGTTATGATAGACTCTTCAAGAGGTGATCAGTCTGCTTATGCACCAGCTATAGCACAAACAACTAAAGGTAACGAGATGTTGGATCTTTTAGCAGGAACACTTAGAAGAAGACAATTACCTGGATCACCTGGATTAGTAAGTTTAGCCACACCATTCCCACAATTTACTCCACCTACATACGCAGCAGCAGACGGTGGTTTTGTTGGTTCTACTAGACCTATGTTTATGGGTGGTGGGTATGTGCAAGGTCCAGGTGGAGAAAAAGAAGATAGAATAAACGCAAAACTATCTAATAATGAATTCGTTATGACAGCCGATGCTGTTCGTGGTGCAGGAAATGGAAGTATTCAAAGAGGTGCAGATAAAATGTACGAATTAATGAACAATTTTGAGAGGAGAGCGTAATGGCTGAGGGACAATCGAGTACAAGTTATACTCTGCCTCCTGAATATATACAACAGTTTTTAGCTGGTGGTGGACAAGGTTCAGGAGTAGCTGGGTTATTCCCATTATTAAACCAGTCTATGATGAATCAGTTTGCTACGCTAGGGCAACCTGGAGCAACACCTTACACCTATGCTGGTGATCGTATTGCTGGATTCTCTCCTAGAGAACTAGAAGCGTTTAAACTTTCTGACCAAGCGATAGGGAGTTACATACCTTATTTAAACAGACAAACAGGTTTAACTGAAGCTGGTCTTGGAACAGCGTTATCTGGTCTAGAATCACAAAGATTGTATGGAGAACAAGGTGCTGGTAGAGCATTATCTGCGTATGACGAAGCAACAAATCGTCTTAGAGGGTTAGAATCTCTACAAGATGCTGGTTTAGGTAGAGCAGAAAACTTATATGGGCAAGCAGCAGGTGCTGTTCTAGGAGGTGCTGATCAAGGCGGAAGACTTGCAAGAATGGGGACAGGCAGAACATTAGCTGGTTTAGGAGATGCAACAGCAACAGCCAGAGGTGCTTACGGATTATTAGGAAGTCAACTCGGTGGTGCAGATTTAACAGCTAGAGGTACGTTGCAAGATGCAGCTAGAACTGCATTAGGTGCTGCCCGTGGATTTGATCCTGCCTCCGCATCTAGATTTTTTAACCCTTACGAAGACCAAGTAGTTCAACAAGTTTTACGTGATGTTAGAGAACAAGGTTCTATCGCCGATCAAGGTAGAAGAGCAAGAGAAATAGCGAGTGGTGCGTTTGGTGGGTCAAGATCTAGACTACAAGCAAGTGAGTTAGCAGAAGCACAAAGAGCAGCAGAAATGGATGCTGTTTCTCAGCTTAGAAGAGCAGGATATGGTGAATCTTTAGGACAAGCAGCAACTGCTTTTGAAAATCAACAGAGAAGACAAGCAGGTGCTGCTAGTCAACTTGGTAATATTGCTGGTGGACTTGGAAGTTTAGCAGGACAGCAAGCAACAGCTGGGCAAAACTTAGCTAATCAACTTTCAAACTACGGACAAACAGCAGGAATGTCACTAGGTAATTTAGGAACAACTATGGCTAACTTAGGGCAACTGCGTGGTGGTGCATTAAGTGGACTTGGTTCAGCAGCACAAAGTATGACAGGACAACGTGTAGGACTTGGTCAAAACATTGTATCTGGGTTAGGCAGTTTAGGAACAATGGGTGCTAGCGCATTAAACAGGTTAGGAGGCATGTATGGTCAAACTGGAGTACAAGGTGGTGCGTTACAGCAACAAACAGGTGGTGTGCTAGGTGGTATTGGTAATACTTTAGGAAATCTACAAAGAAGAGATATCAGCTTACTTGGTTCAGTTGGCGGAGCAAATCGTGGTATGAATCAAGCAATCAACGATCTAGCTTATCAAAATTTTGTTGGTCAATACAATTTACCACAAAACTTATTAGGACAATATTCTGGTATAGCACAAGGTATAGCACCTCTTGCTGGAGCAACAGGATACAATATGTCAGCAACTCCTAATGTGGATTATTTAAGTTCAGGACTTGGTGGATTTATGAATGCAGTAGGACAAACGTACATGAACCCAAATCAACAAGTAACACAAGCACCAGTGGCTCCTTCAGGAATTAATCCAGGAAGTGGAAATTTTTATGGTCCAATGTAGAGGTATGAATTATGGCAATAGACCCTAGAGTATTAGAACAAGCATTAAGAATGGAACAACAGGGTGTTCGATCTGATGGAACAGGTGGTATAACGGATATGCTTACACCACAGTTTGATCAGACACAATACGCTGAAGCAGGTGCCTTACCAAACTTAAATCTAGATTTATCTAACGTAATAACACAAAATGGAGCAACTGATCTCAGTTTTGACCCAGCACAGTATTTAAATGATTCTCGTAATACGGATCCTCAAGTAAAACAAGATGTAGCAGACGAAGTGTCAGCAGTATTACAAAATGCAGATGCTGGGGATGAAGAAGATGGCATACGTGCTGTTGCTGCTGTTGCTTTAGATTCTTCAGATATATCACCAGAGGAAGTACGAGAGGGTTACACAAGTATCTCAGATTTAATACAAGCAGGTGGTTTACCTGCCGTTGAACAATTTGTAAGAGATGTGTACACCGATGGAAACAATACAGAATCGATTCCTGAATGGGCACTCCCTGCCTCGGTGTTTGGTACGTTTTTAATGAATGAGCCTGGAGACTGGAGACAAGCAATTCTTAGAGCCAGAGGTAAAACTGCTGCTACTATGCTAAACAAAAGAGTTCAGAGTCAGGCTGCCAAAGATCAATTAGAGTTAGATATAAGGAAAAAAGCATTAGATTTATTTGCTTCTGGTTCACCAACAGCAACAAGCCTCGTAGGTTTAGTTGGTAAAGTGACACCAGATTCGTTGGCTAAATACGAAAAATCTAATAAACTTAGTGATTTAGTGCCTATAACGGAACAAAAAGATGTAACTGATCTGTTAAAAGATTTTACTGCTCCTTCTGTAGCTAAATACCAAAAATCTAATGATCTAAATGATTTGGTGTATCTGCCAGGAGCAAACCAAGATGATAAAACTTTAGATTGGTTAAAAGAGTTTACTCCTGAGTCTGTTAAAAAATACAGAGAAACTAATAATTTAGATGATTTAGACTATAAACCAGATGCTGATCGTAGTTCTGCTTTGTCTACTACAGACAAAATAGAACTATTAAAAACGTACACAGCAGAAAGCGTGGATAAATATGATACGACTAGAGCGACCACAGATTTAATTAAAAAAGATGATTTTGGGTTTAATATGCCAGAAGTAAACACGGATAGTATGTTAAATCAACAAAAAATAACCGACATGGCTAGACCTCAGTTTATTGAGAAGCAACTTGCTGTGTTGGACGCTAATGGTAATCCTGACATGAAATACAGAGAAAACATGTTGCGTAGTTACACTATGCTGTACAAACAAACTATTGACACAGCAAGAGAAAAAGTTTCAGGTGAATCCATGGTAGAAAGACTGCCTTTTGCTGAGTACACTCCATTGCAATATGCTAATTTATTAGGGTTAGATGCAAACGATCCTAGAATAGAGGGAATTGCTTTGGTTCCAAAAGTAAAACTGCCTAAAGCAACATCAAAACAGTTAAATGAATATAATGCATTAATGAGTACGAAAAAAGATATGCAGCTTATGCGCAATATACTAGAAATGGCACCAGCTAATGTTACTGGAATAAGAGGTGAGTGGTTCGACACAGATGCTGCAAGAGTAATAGCAGACATAACTCCGTTTGATATTCCTAAAGAAGCAACAATTGCTCAAATATATAATCAAGCTGCAGAACTGAGGCTGGTTAAAGCTATACTGAATGAAGAAAGGTTTAGTGATCCAGACAGACAATTAGTTAGAGACTATATTAGTGGTAAATCTTTTGCTAGTCCGTTCGCTAAACTAAAACAGTTAGAAAAAGTAGAAGAAGTTATAGAACGTGCACTGGTTGGTGTTGAGTTTGAATTAGATGGTCGTAGAGTCCCTGAAGGTTTTTATCAAGGCAAAACTCAGGATCCTGAACTAAACGAAAACGACAGAAGACAAAAGTTACTTGAAAACATATTGGAACTCTCTAACAATCAAAAACCTTAATTATGGCAGTAGACTTTACATCAGACGCCTTAAAAATTAAACCTCTGATTACAGATGAAATTTTTACGCTGTACCAAGGACTAGATGCTGCAAACCAAAAATCATTCTTAAACAGTTTAAACGAAGACGAGTTATTAAACATGAAACTGCGTTTAAGTAATCAGTTTGATGTACCTGACGACGAGTTTGAAACTGCACTCAATTCTGCTAGAAGAGAGTTTATGTCAGGAGGCGATTACCTAACAGATCCTACAGGTATGCCAATGTACAATATGCCAATTGAAGGTTCACAAGCACAAGATTTTGCTCAAGAAATATTTGCTGGTATGCGGGAAAAAGATTTCGACTATTCTGGTTTACCAAATAATAAATTACGCAGAGGTCTAAGTTTTATGGACACTGCTGGTGAAAAAGAAGATTTTCTTACTAAAAATATTGGACCACAAGGTGTTGGTTGGACTATGGATAAATATGGTCGTTATGCGATTATGCCAGAGTTCCGTGAACAACTAGGAGGAACTCCTGGAGATATGCCTCTTACTATTGATAATCCTGGAACTTTTGAAAGTGGTGATATTGCAGATCTGGCTGGTAGTGCACCAGAAATAACAGCAACGATATTAGCAAGTATCGCTACAAGAAATTATGGTTTAATGCCAGCAGTCTTGGCTAGTGGTACAGCTGCAGGTACAGCAAAAGGTGCAGAAGAAGGAGTAGAGACTCTTTTAGGATTGCAACAACAAACTTTAGGTGAAGTAGGTAAAGATGTTGCTGCCGAAGCAGCACTTGGTGCTACAGCAGAAATAGGTGGTCGAGCGTTAGTCGGTGGTGGTAAAATGATTTTTTCTCCTGCTGAAAAACGTATTCCTACAGGTGAGCGTGGTTTATTTAATTTTAAAACATATACGTATGCTCCTCGTGTAGATGCAGCATCTGGTCCAGGAGTCAGAGAAACATACACATTAGTTAAAGAATTAGTAGACGAAGGTGCTATCCCCGATGTACAAAAGGCAACAGGAA